CATTACTTATGATAAAGGACACATATCTCACATTCTGCTTGACGAATACACCAACAAATTGTTATAATGTGTTTTAAGTAGTGAGCCTAGGCAAAGCAGCTACTCTGATTAACTTAATTGGAGTATGCTTTGGACGCAAAAAAAGAGCCACATCTATTAAACGAAAAAAAACGAGAAAAGGGTGCAGACTATGACACCGTTATTCAAGATCTAGAAGAGAACGACAGAACTATCGGTGGTGACCTCCGACTCCGTGGTATGTTGGCTTCTCAATTCCAAACAGCACAAAACGCCCTTAGATACATGTCCTTAGACTGGGACGAATATGAAGACCTCTTATTCGTTCAAAGCAGAACTCCAGACAACTCTAAGATTAGACTTAGTGAAGGTAGCCTATCTACCATTGTTATAGAACGAGCTGGACGAGTTATGTCTAAGTTACCAAGAGGAACTGTTCACGCATTTGGTTTACAAAATCAAGGTAAAGGTCAGTTAATGGACTTACTTCTTGAAAAGTGGATATACCCTAACGCTAATTACCAATACGACCTAGAAACTAAACTATTTATGTGGGATATGTACTCAAATGTATATGGTACTATGCCAATGTGTTATGACTGGACATACACACAAAACTATACAGGACCAGACTGCTGGTTAGTGCCAATTAGAAACTTTTTCCCACAACAAGGTAGATTCTCTATGCACAACTGTGACTATGTGTTTATTTCCAATTATATCAGCCGTGATTACTTAGAAGACCTAGTAGAGAATAATGTAACTGATTACGACCTAGACGCTATTGCACAGGTATTAGAGAAGACTAAACAAGGTAAGACACGACCTAAGAGCTATGATGACTACTTGCGACACAACCCTATGTTCCAATACAGAAGACGAGCTGTATTTACTGACACAGGTGAAATAGAAGTTGTTACTAAGTACGAAGCTGGTGATGACGGACGCTGGATAGATTTCCTACCTGACTTTGGTAATTTAGTTATTAGAAACATTCCTAACCCACATCAGAACGGTAAAATACCTGTAGTGTTGAAATACGCTATGCCGACACTAGACTCTGTTATTGGTTTAGGTGACATGGAAAAGGGACGATATGCTCAGTACGCTATTGACACTGTTACAAACCTACTTGTTGATGGTATTAAGCTTAGAACCTACCCACCAATCAAGGTATTAAACGGTAATGTAGTCATGCCAACTGTTAGATTCCAACCTGGAGCTAAATGGCTCGTATCTAACCCTAACGATATTAGTCACCACCAGTTCCCAGATGTAGATGGCAACAACAATCTCACATTCCAAATGCTTCAGGGCATAATGAGTAACATAACAGGTCAAACTACCACGAGAGCTAGTGGTGAATCCAATACACCAACTGAAGGTAAAACTCCACAAGCTATTAAAGCTCAGAACGCTAGCCAGTCTACTAGGGACGATATTGACTCTAAGTTTATGGACAAATCTATTGAAGAGCTATTTAACGGTATGATTAGCCTAATAAATGATGTAGAGCATGACGAACCTATAGAACTTTACATGTTTAATGACGAAATTGCTGAAATTGCAGCTAGTTACCCTGACATTAAGGACGCAGTTAAGATTTCTCCAAACGGAAAAACTGCAAAAATCACTATTAAACCATCAAGAATCAAGAATGAAAAGGGTTACATCTACAAAATTAACCCACGATCTACCTACATGGACGATTTGGACGCTCAACACGAGCAATTACTAGAGATTCACAACACATTAATGTCAAATCCTGGCGTAATGGACGACCAACTAGCAAAAGATGGCATGGCATTTGACTACGGTGAGTACTATAAGGAGCTTTTAATGACTGGTGGACTACGAGATGTTAAGAAATTACTCCGAAACATGACTCCACAGCAACAACAGTCTTACCAACAGCAAAAAGGACTTGAACAACAGCGAACTATGCAAGAACGCATGGACATTAAAGACCTACCACCTGCAGCAGCAGCTCAAATGGCTAACCGAGCAGGACTACAAGTACAACCTCAAGATTTTATGCAGAATCAGATTCAAAAGATGGCACTTGAAACACAGAGCAAGGTTGAAGTTGCACAAGCTAAGAATGGCGAACCTGTAAGCCCTATGACGCAACAAAGCGCTATGAATGGTATGCAACAGCCTCAAGAGCAGAACGAAGGTCCTATGGGGCTTCCTATGCCTCAGACAGGTTATACAGTGCCAGGTAGTCCAGAACCTGAGATGGGAAATATTAATATAGGTAATCCTGATATTGCACAAGCGATTGCACACATTAGGAGTACACACGGAAGGCTATAATGGATAAAGGAAAAGCAGCTATTAGGGGAAGCATGCGAGTATCATTTGATGATAATCTTTTCACCCCACCAGAAGTAGTAGAAAACCAAGACATAGAGCAAGAGGAGAATGAAATAATTAACCTCTATGCTTCATTAGCAGAACACCCAGGCTGGGTACAAATTAGGCAAGACTTTGAGGCTACAATTAAAGCTTATCGGTCAGGCAAAACCTTGCAACAAGCAATACCTACAAAGTCACTAGAGGAAATCGGACGACTCACTATAACTACAAATGCTATAGCAGATGAGTTAGAAAAAATAATCCTAACTGTTGAAACTGCCGTTGCTCAGGTAGAGGAGAAAATTAAAAATGGACGACAAAGTCAAAGAGTTTAGAAAGGCGATAGAAGATGCACAACCAGCTAAATTTCCAGATTTTACAAAAATTAGGAACAACCTTAAAAGTGAAGCTAGGAATAATGTATTTCACTCGCCTATTCAGCAAGGTCCAATTCTTATTTGTAGGAGTTGTACGACACAGCACACGATTGCTTATGTTGGTATGGACAAAATTCTTGTCGGTGTTAAAGAGAATGGAGAGCCTATTTTAGAGCCACGAAAGATGTAAACCGATACCTGCTCACCCAAAATAGATGGGCAGGTATTGGGGGACATCACCCCCAGGTGACGCACGAACCTATAACAAGTGTGATTAGAAAGGAGCAGCCATGGCTGATTCAGAACAGACGCAAAACACCACCCCTGCTGGTGGGACATCAGATTCGTCATCAGATGTAAGTTCAAATGCAGGTGGTGAAGCACTACAACCAACTAACTCCGTTGAGGTCGTAAACGGAAATGTTGAGGACAATGGTAATTCCGAGCAGAGTGATGCTGCTAACGGTGCAGATAGTAGTGATGGAACACGACAAAGACCTTCTCGTGCTGAAAGGCGCATAAGTGAATTAACAAAAACAATAAAGGATTTAGAAAAACAATTGCAACAGCCGAACCAGCTTTACAACGAGCTTACAAAATCTCCTGTAAACAATTCAAATGTTCAGTTGCCTGACTATTCTAACTTAACTGAAATAACTCCTGACCAAATTCGTCAAGATATTATCTCAGCAGCAAGTCAGATAGTAGACCTGAAAATGCAAACGACTGCACAAGTCTTGGAGAGTAACCTCACTCGTTCTCAAGCGATTGAAAAACGAGCGCTGGAAATAGAAAAGGCTGAAGCTAAATATGCTGTTTTAAATCCAAACAGTGAAGACTATGATGAGGATTTAGTTCATGAAATCACTGATTCATACAGTGAAATTTTTGCAAAAGATCCAACAGTTAGTTTCACAAAATTCATTCAACCTCTTACGCGAGTATTGGATTCAATGTCAAACACAAATCCGAAAGGAACGAGCAATCCAGAAGTATCATCTAAAGGTAAATCTGCTATCAAACCTACTAACTCACCATCAAAGAGTCAGAAGCCGTTTGAACAGATGTCTACCAAAGAGATGGAACAATACTTCGCTTCAAAGAGAGTTCGTTAAAAAATAAAGGTATAAATCAATGGCAATTAACACTACAGCCTCCTCAGGTGGTTCACCAAGTACTGCAGGTGCATTATCTAACGAAGTAGCCGTTTACTACGAACGACGCTTCCTAGAAAGAGCACGAGCTATGCTTGTACACCAAGAAGGTGCACAGTTGAGAGCTTTAGAAGGAAATGCTGGAAAACAGGTTATCTTTAACCGATTCAGCCCTCTAAGTCTTGCTACTACAGCTTTAACAGAAGGTTCAAACCCTGCTGCAGTTGGACTAGTAGACTCTCAAGTAACTGTTACTCTAGCAGAATACGGAAACTCAATTCAGGTTTCTAGACTTCTAGGTACAGTAGACATTGATGACCGTGACAAAGAAAAAATTGATGTTGTAGCTCAGAACATGGGTGAAACTTTAGACTACCTAGTAGCAACTGCTTTACAAAGTGGTGCAACTACTCTAACTATTAACTCATCTACAGCTAACACTAACGGTAGCATTACTGCTGCTGCAGTGGCACAAGGTGTAGCTCAACTTAAGAGCAACAAGGCATTAATGTATGACGGTACTTTTGGATGGATCGGTAAGATTCAACCACAGACTGAATATGACTTAATCCTAACTACAACTTGGCAGAACGCTGCTGCTTACTCCAATGTACAAGCATTGTACGCTGGTGAAATTGGTGCGCTATATGGCGTTAGATTCTTGGTAACTAACCAAGGAATTAACTCATCTAGCACTGCTTACCCACAAGGTAAAGCTTACTCTAACTTCATCCACGGAAGAGAAGCATTCGGTGTATATGACAATCAATTAGATGCTCCTAAGCTCTACATTGTCACAGGTGCTGATTCAAACAACCCTGCAGAACGATTCCATGTAATTTCATGGGCTGGTCAATTTGCAAGCGTTGTATTGAACGCAAACTGGGTCATAAATGTTGTATCTGGTGCTTCTATCTAATCATAGACGCTAGTACAGACATAAGGGGTAGGAGTGTAAAAGCTTCTACCTCTTTAATTTAATAAAATATAAGGAGAATAACATGACAACAAAGAAAGCCACAGCACAATCTACTGAAGCTGGTATCAACATACCACCAGAAAAAGTAGAACTACAAGGAACAACAATAGCTAAACTATTAACCAAAGATGAGCTATATGACGACATAGAAAACACAGACTACACCACTAAATATGATGGTATAGATAACCAAATAGATGGATTCTTAAAGAAACACTATGAAACAAAATCAGCAACTATAGATATGCTTGCAGATGTTCTTAACTGGGACAGAATGGAAGTAATTGAAAGACTAAAAGAAGCTGGTTGTGACTTACCAACAGGTTGGTAGTATGGACATTAACCTCAAAAACTTAGATGAGTCTAGGCGTAATGACTACATTAAGATGACTGAAAAGTTAAATGATCCTAACTCATCAGACTATGACAAAAAAAGAGCTGCAGATGTTTTATATGCTTTGAAACTACAAGCTAACAACAAACCAATACAAAAACTAAGAGAAGATATGCGTATAGCTGTATTAAATGGGGATAGAGATAAAGTTGAAAAACTAGGGGAAATAGCTAAAAAGGTTGATAGAGATTGGCGTTTCTGATATAATACAAGTGTATAATGACTTTGAAATCAAAGAGTTATGCCCTAAATTAGGCGTAGCTCTTTTTTTATAGGAGAAAATAGAAATGGCAGTACAATACACACCACAAGGCGTAGCTTACCAGAATAACCCAGACTTTAGAGGTTATCTATCTGCGCAAGGTGGACAATATGCAGACCTACTTAACTATGTAGGTGGAGCAGACGGTAACAACGCATACACACTAAACACTGATAAACTAGGAAGTCAAACGAACGCTTCTCAACTTAATCAGATGATTAAAGATGCGTATAGCAATTACTCTATGGGTACAAACATCAACCAAGGGGTAAACTATCAAGCACCATCATCTGGAGGTGGTGGAAATGCATCAGGATTAAGTGGCACTGCTCAATCTCAAATGCTACAGGCTTTAGGAACATCTTATGATGTGCCAATTCAGAATTATCAAACGCAATTAGGTAATATACCTAGCCAATACAACACAGATGTAGCCAACACACTAGGTCTATACGGTTCACAACAAACAGCTAATGCAGACCAAACCCAAAACCAACTAAACATCTACGGACAACAAGAAGCTAACACTACTGCCCAACAACAACTATCTCTAGCACAACTAGCTGAGAACATTAGAAGCCAGAATACTGGTTACCAAAACCAATTAGCTGAAAGAGGAGCTGGATCATCTAGTGCAGCTGGTATGGCACAATACGCATTAGGTAAACAACAAGCCCAGGAATCTGCAGGAATAAACCTACAAGCAAACACTAACAACGCACTTATTCAGCAACAAATGAACGCAGCAACTACTTCAGGTCAAGACTACTCTAAAATTCTTAATCAGCAACAACAAGGTGCGCTAACTGGTCTACTAAACAATTACAAGAACCAAATGTACTCACTACAGAACAGCCTAGCTCAATCACAAGGTGGAGAAGCTCGTGATGCTATTTATTACACTAAACAAGCATTAGATAATGATATGCTTAGTAAGTTAAACAACTTAAACTCAAACATAGGTAATGCTGGAACAGCTTTCTCACAAGCTCAAAACACAGCACAATCTAATATAAGTTCACAAGTTACACCAAACATAGCGACTAAACCAGACGCAGTAATGACACCACAAATAGGAAGCTTTTCACCCAATTTGAATAACAACCCAGTACTTTAATAGAGAGGAGATAGAATGCAGCCAAAACAGAACCCATTAGGT